CTTCTATCACATTCTATGGTGATGAAACTCATGAGCATACTCTACCACGTATGGATAGTTTCATGGAGTTCATAACAGACAGTTCTAATAAAGACTACTGGGGTTATGTTCCTGCTGGTGAAGCAAACTGGCGTACTAATGCTAGTGACAGAGGATCTGGTCATGGTAGTACAACATATACACAAACAATTTTTAGTAGAGGAAATACTGGTCAGATATTAGATACTGTTCCAGTAGATACACACAAGACACCAAATCATACTGGTATGTTCCCAAGACCTATGGAATTTAGGTCTAGACCAAACTTCTTTGGATATGATACAGGATCACCAGTAAGATCGGATGGTTTGGTAGACGATCCTGAGACTGCACCAGTGTTTACTGTTTCTGGTTGTGTACTTGATGCTACTAATAAAATTATATTACCTGCTGGTACTGATCTTAGAAGAACTTATGGTACTGCACCAGATACATGGCAACAGTGGGATAGAATAACTCCATTAATGTATGTCACACCAGTTGCTAGTGATGATAAGTATGATATTGTAAGAGAAGGTACAATTATACAGACAATGGAAGCTTCTCAAGATGTTTCTGTTAATCCTACACCATCATGGGAACTTACTCTTAATCAATCAACACTAGTGTCTGGTACATTTGATTTGAAGTTTAGACATGGTGCATGGCCAACATCAATGAACTTAGCTGCAGAAAATAAGGATCCAGTTCAGTCATCTTATCGAGCACATAATCATGGTAGTTTTGAGATACAACAGGGTATGGGGTCGATGTCTGGTCCTCCATCACATACTGCTGACAACGCAGATGGTTCTGCATTACAGGCAGAAAGTTTGGAGAATGCACTAAATATTTCATGTGATACTACACAACCTTCGTTAACGATGACATTCATTATCAAGGCATTCTAATGGCAGTATTCTACAGTAGAGAAAGAGCAAAATATGGTAATCTGACTGGTCAGGTAATTATATGGCCAGTAGAATATGAAGGATTGCCAGATGGTGCTATTAACGCAACAAATTTACCTGCTGGTTATTTGAAGTGTGATGGTACAAAGTATTATGCTGAAGATTATCCACAACTTGCTGCTATATGTGGAGTAGGAGCAAACTGTAAGTTTATCAGAAAGAATCTTGATCTTACAGACTTTGATTCATTAACTGATTCACAGTTCATGGTTCCTGATCTTGGTTCTAAGTATCCTGAACCAACTTCAGGTGCTAACTCAGGATTATATAATAATATAAGATTAAAGAACGCATTAGATAATGAAGTAAGTCGTTCAGGTATTGGTATTGAGGCAGTATCTGCCATTGGTACTAATGTTAGAATTTCATATAGTGGATCTATTTCAGTACCAAGTCAAGAGATTCCTATTAGAGGTAAACCCTCTTGGATATATGCTGGTGAAACACACCGTACAGATACTGAGGGTGTTGAAGAGAATACTATTCACCCACACGCACACTTCCACTCAGCAACAAGAGCAAGAAACTTAGCTACTAATGAGAGTAGTACTAATGCTCCAAGTGCTATGGGACAACTTGGTAGAAGAAATGCTTCTACTATTCCTATTCAGGATTGGTTAGATGCAACTACTAACAGTAGTGGAACTCCAGGTTCAGGACAACAACCTTGTCTGGCTATAGATAAATGGTCTCCAGGTTCAGGTGGTGGTGCAACATCAACACAAGGTCCACAGGGTACTATCTATTGGGGTCACTGCATCTATGGTGCTGGTGATCAATACACATATAACTGTATTAATAACTCATCATTTGATTTAGATAGAGGATCAATGGATGGTTCTGTTGATGATAATAATATTGCACGTTTTAGAAACAACATTCAATTACTTTTCATCTGTACTGAATGGGGTGGTGATATTGCAAGTGGATCTATGTTAACAGTTCCTGAAACTTATATTCAAGGTGCTGCTGGTGTACCTGATGATTTTCTTGGTAATAGTTTATATGATGTACTACCACTACAAACAAATGATTCAGTAGGTGTTGGTCGTGCAACAGCTGACCTAGAGAATACCACAACAGACACGGTAGAATTACCACGTGAAGGTGGAACCGATCCAACTATGCACAATCATCGTATTGATATAGACAAAGGGGATCACAACTATCAGGTTAAGACAAATGCTATTGTTATTCCACCTGAAAACTTAGAAACTACCATGACTATTGGAGAAGACAATTCAGTATCAATTGATTCTGCATGTGCTCCCTTTGTTGTTATGGAATATTTAATTAAGATCTAATGACATCATCACAACTATACAGAAATGCTCGGACAGGTTTCTACACAGATCTTACCGTAGATACAACTCCAGTGGGTGCTATTGTACCCAATTTAAAGACTGGCACAAACTCATATGATCATAGTTTTGTCAAGTTTGGTGCTACCACATTTCCTAATTTAACAGAGACTACTGGTAATGCATACCAAGTAGCAGATGATCCTGCATATACACATGAGGGATATCTATATTGTAATGGTGAGGAATATAATATTGGAGATTTTCCAGGATTGTATCAAATTATTGGTAACAAATATGGTGGTAGATCTAGTAGTGGTATTGATCTAACAAATGGTGGATCAAATTATGCAACAGCTCCAACTATATCAATCACTGCTCCTGGTGGTGGATCTGGAGTACAAGCAACTGCTGGATGCACAGTTGAGGCTGGAGTAGTTGTACGTGTTGATGTTGTTAATCCTGGATCAGGATACACATCACCACCAACAGTGCAATTTATTAGTGGTACTGGATCAGGTGCTGCTGCTGTTGTAAGAATTGATTCTGAGGGTTCTATTGCAGGTATCAATACTGCTAATGTAATGAAGTGGTGGGGTGATCCAAACTTAGGAACATTTAAAGTTCCTGATATGATTGCTAAGAAGGTGGTTGGTAATGGACCTGTATTTGGTAATAACTCTGCTAACGTAGGTAACTCTACACTTGGTGTTGGTACTACAGGTGGAGCATGGTATCTTGCTAAAGAACAACAAGATGAATACTTCTCACTTGGTAGGATAGTTACTACTGGATATGATAATGTTGTTGAGACTGTTGAGTGTAGTATTATTGGTCAACAACAAGTTGGGATAACTATGAGAGAGACTAAACTCTCTGGTGCTCCTCAACACAGTCACACAGTATATCATACTATACCAGGATTTAATGAATTTATATCAGAAACATCAGGTGATAGATATCTACAAGATTATCGTGAAGGTAGAGGTAGACTTGCTAGATGGTATCCGACTGGTGGTGTTGTATTTACACACAAGCATGGACTATTAAGAAGTCCTATTACAGATAATACTGTTGCTACCTATGATGTATTTGATGCATTTGGTGGTGCTGCTGGTTGTGGATCACTTAAAGATCCAACAGCAGCTGCTGCTGATCAGTTTTACATGGCATCAGGTGCTCAAGGTGCTGGTTCATATGTATTCCAAACTTACATACCTGATCCAGTAATGAAACAATTTACTGGTTCATCTAATATTGGTGGTAGAACAGTTAATACTGGTGGTACTCCCATCTATGATTATTCAGATGAGTGGTCATTCACATCACCAGGATCATATAGCATTAACTTAGGAAATATAACAGGTACACCAGACAGATTAATATACACAGTTGTAGGGGGTGGTGGATCAGGTGCTGCTGGAACATCTGCTGGTAATAATGGTACTGCTAGTACGATGGTGGTTGGTAATGTTAATCTAACTGCTAATGGTGGAGAAGGTGGTGGCGCATCCAGTGGCCAGCAAGGAGGATCTGGTGGTGACGGTGGAACAGCAACCGAGAGTGGCAGCACCTCAGCTACGGGTGGAATTTCTGGACAAGATGGTGGTAACGGTACAAATGGTGTGACATCAGATGGTTGGCCAGTAGCAGATTATCCAAGTAATCCTAGTGGCGGTGGTGCTGGTGGATTTGCTGGTGATTATGGTGGAGGTAGTGCTGGCATCAACTTATTGCAAGGTGGACAGAGTGGTACACTCAGTCAAACTCTTACTAGTGATGGTACATTTAATACTACTGGTATTACCAACCCAACATCTGTGCAATTCACAATAGCAGGTGGAAAGGGTGGACAAGCTGGTTATGGTGCATACTATGGATATAATGGTGGAGTAGTAACTGTTAATTTAACATCTTCTCAGTTATCAAGTTTTTCAAACTCTGCTTGGTCAGTTCAAATTGGTTCTGCTGCTAACTTTAGAAATGGTGGAACATCATCTGCTGGTGGTAATGGTGGATATGGTGGTGAAGGACATAGTGTAGCAGAAGGTGGAGGCGGTGGTGCGTCTTCACTATTAAAGAGAGGAACACAGATTGTTGCTGGTGCTGGTGGAGGTGGAGGTGCTGGTGCATCTGGATATGACGGTGGTGCTGGTACAAATGGTGGAGGACCACCATCAGGATATGCATCTCCAGACGGAACAACACAGGCATTAGGACCAGGAGCTGGTGGTGGCGGTGGTCACTACGGATGTATCGGTGGTGGTGGAGGAGCTGGCGGTGCTGGTGTCGCTAGAAACGGTATTACATTTGGTGGACAAGGAAACGGTGGAGCGTCAGGTGGTCCTGGCGGTGCTCCTGGTGGAGATGGAGGTCACCAAGGTGGTGGTGCAGGACTATCAGGTGTTAGTTCTTATCGTACTGACTGGTTTACTCTTACTTCATTCAGTCATTCAAATAATGGTAACGGATATGCATCTATCACTGCTGTATATAATAATGACTACTGGACCGCTGGAGGCGGTGGTGGTGGAGCAGGTGGACAGTGGGGTGGATCTATACAATGGTCACAATTAAATAATCCAGGATCAGTATCACTAACAGTTGGTAGTGGTGGTTCAGGTATTAGTCCAGGTGGACAGACTACAGGATCTACTTCAAGTGGTACTAATGGATATGTCAAGGTTGGATTGGGTAAGATTGTTGGATACAGTGGTGGACAAACAGGTACATCTACTGGTGATATTATTGCTTCAGGATCACAGGATGCAACAGTATGGGATGT